TTGGCAGGCTTTGGGTGGAACAGGTCAAGGTATCGACCAATGTACAATTAATCCATTATATAATTCATCTTGTCCTGGTTATGCAGATGCCTATAAAACACAACAATGCTCTATAAGTGCTTTGTATGACCCAACTTGTCCTGGTTATCAACAAGCATATTTTAACCAACAATGTAGTATTAATTCTTTATATAATCAACAATGTCCTGGATATGAACAAGCATATCTAAGCCAACAATGTACTGCGAATCCATTATATTCAACTTCTTGTCCAGGTTACCAACAAGCATACTTTAATCAACAATGTTCATTGAGTGCGCTGTATAGTTCAAATTGTCCTGGTTATGATGTAGCTTATCAAGCATTTTTAAGAGCACAAGCTTGTCAGGCGAATCCACAATCCAGTCCTACTTGTCCTGGTTATGTTGTGCCTGTAGCTTCTTCACCTTCAACTACGACCACAAGTACTAGTTCAACATCCAGTAACACACCACAATTAGTTTCGGATCCTGTTGTCAATCAAACAATTACAACAACCTCCACATCTACTGCACCAACAGCACCAGCCGCTGCTGTGCAACTAACATCACCATCGTCTACACAACAAACTACTGCTACACTAGCGGTTGAATCGGTACAATCTACATCTTCTTCAAGTAGTTCTAATTCATCAACTACTACGAGTTCAACCACATCTACTACCACAGCATCAACACCAAGGCAATCATTACAACAAGCAAGAGTAGAAGCGGCAAGAAAAGAAGCAATATCAAAAGGCTCCGAAGCTGTTAAAGAAAGTGGTGAAGCAAAATCAATGAATGCTCAAGTAGCTACACAAGGTTTAGTTATTGCAGCTATGGGTTTCAATCCATCTTTTGATGCTTATAATAGTGTCGTGATGAGAGATGTTTCTTTTTATAGACCGTTTACCATTTATGGTGGACAAAAAACAATTGACAATCGGTCAGCTTCTCGTGGACTATTTGGTGCCACAGACCGATTACACAACGAAATGGTTAATTCACAATATCAATTAGGAAAATAAAATGCCACAAGAAATAAAAGACGTTAATAAAAAAATAGACGAAGCGGAAGCAGCTGTTAAAAAATATGCAAGCAAAGATACTGTTATTAGTATTGGTGGTTACGAATTTACTCCAGCAAAACTAATGATTGCATTTACAATTGTATCATCTTCACTTGGTGCTTTGTATGGTATATTTGAGGTATACAAATCGTATCAAGATATGAAAACCAAAATTGAAAAATATGTTGCACCAGATTTATCGGAATTCGATAAACGTTTGATAGTGGTAGAAGAAACATCCACCAAAACAAATGACTATACTCGTGATATCAAGAATGATATTAAAAATGATATTCGCAAATTAGAAAAGATTGTTGAACAGGTTGAACGGGACAATAAACAGTTATCTCGTGAAATTGACCAAGATATTCGTGTTTTGCGTAAAGAGATTGATAGTAAGATTCAAAAAGCAATGGACAATCCTTTGGCAAAATAATATGACAAATGTTAATCTATCTGCCGGTAAAGTAGCAGTTGATACTTTAAAAGAAGCTCAGAATGTTGGTAAACAATTATCTGGTGTTGTAACTGACCAACAGGCGGACATGGAGAGAAATGTCCAGGAGCAACACAGAAAGAGAATGCAAGAAAAGGCTCAAATGGAACTTCAAGCTGCATCAGAAGATTTTCGTGCATATGACAAATATGAGGCAGAAAAAAAACACCAGAAAAAAGTAGACCAACTAAAACAAGAAGCCATTAGAAAATATGGTAAAAACGCTTGGACTGAAATTGAAGCCGTTAAGGCCAAAATTAAAAAAGAACGTGATGATGAAATGAACTATATGGACAGCGATAGAAACAAAATGGCTAATTTGTTTTGGTGGTGTTTAACTGTTGCAGCTTTAATAACTTATTTTTTTAAATTATATAAAATATGAAAGAACAACCTTTAATTTTTATAATAACGATTGTTATGTTGTTATTTTTATTATGGGCGGAACACGCACCTAAATAAGTAATGTTAATAACTCATCCAATAGATTTTTGGGTATATCTTATGCTCAACTATTGGTTTTTTCCACACACACTTATAAAACACACAAATGAACGAACTAATTTATGTCCTAGTAACAACTCATCTAACAATCATCGCCGTAACTCTGTATCTACACCGTAGTCAAACACATTTATCTGTTACATTTCATCCAATAGTAAATCATTTCTTTCGTTTTTGGTTATGGTTAACCACAGGTATGGTTACAAAAGAATGGGTTGCAATTCACCGTAAACATCACAGTATGACTGACCAAAAAGGTGATCCACATTCTCCACAATTATTTGGTATTTGGAAAGTTCTATTTCAAGGCGCTCTCTTATACAACACAGCGGCTAAAGATAAATTAATGATTAAATCATTTGGCCGAGGAACACCAGATGACAACATTGAAAAAAACTTGTATACACCTTTTAATTATTTGGGTATCTTTATTTACTTTTCAATTTGTTTGGCTTTGTTTGGTGCTTGGGGTATTTTAGTTTGGGCAATTCAAATGTTGTGGATTCCGTTTTGGGCTGCTGGTGTAGTCAATGGAATAGGTCACTATTGGGGGTATAGAAATGTCGAAACAAAAGAATCATCTAGAAATATTTTCCCTATTGGTATTATTATTGGTGGCGAAGAGCTTCATAATAATCACCATACTTCTCCTGGTTCTGCCAAGCTTAGTAGTAAATGGTTTGAAATAGATATTGGTTGGTTTTACATCAAAGTATTAGAGAATCTCAAACTGGCCACACTCAAGCATTAAAAGAAGAACCACAACCACAGGTGGATTTAGCATTTGGATTGCTAATTACAAATTGTGAATTAAATTTTTCTTCTTTATAGTCCAATGTTGCACCTTGTAGATATTGAGAAGAAATCATATCAACAACCACTTTGACACCTTCATTTTCAAATACAAAATCATCTTCTGCAATTTCTTCATCGAAAGTAAATCCATATTGATAACCTGAACAACCGCCTCCTTGGACAAACATCCTTAAAGATCCATTTGGCAATTTTTCTTCAACCAATAAATCACGAACTTTATTAATTGCACTTGCAGTTATTGTTAACATTTTTTCCTTTGTAATCGTTTATTGCTGCCTTAATAGCATCTTCCGCAAGGATCGAACAATGAATCTTAACCGGCGGGAGCGAGAGTTCCTCTGCAATTTGAGTATTCTTAATTGTTGCAGCCTCGTCCAACGTTTTACCTTTGACCCATTCCGTGACCAACGAACTACTTGCAATCGCTGATCCACAACCATATGTTTTAAATTTTGCATCTTTGATTATACCATCTTCTACTCTTATTTGTAGTTTCATTACATCACCACATGCTGGAGCACCAACCATGCCGGTGCCAACATTGATATCACCAGTATCCATTTTACCCACATTGCGTGGATTTTCATAGTGATCTATAACTTTATTTGAGTATGCCATTTATTTTTGTTGTTGTTCAATTCGTTTAAATTCTTCATCTTCAGCAATTGCATCATCGATATCTTTTGGTTCTGGTGGCTCAGCGCCAGTGCATGAACCTCCATTATTAAACCATAACTCCATGGCTTGTTGACGATACTTCTCTAAATCGGATGTCATCTGCCTCTGCCTGCCTTTCGCATCACAGTCATTTTAGGAACAAATGTTTGTTTTGGTTTTGGTGCTGATGGAGTTTTTGCTTTAGGTAATGTTACTACTGGTTTTTTTGGTTCCGTCATATTATCTCCTTGTTGGTTGCGGGGGAAGGAATCGAACCTACGGCCCCTGGATTATGAGTCCAATGCTCTACCTCTGAGCTACCCCGCTATAATTATATATATCAAAATTTTTGTGGCTGTCTTGGCTGGAATCGAACCAGCGACCCTGGGATTAGAAATCCCATGCTCTATCCAACTGAGCTACAAGACAATTTTTTGTTATATAAATAAATCATGGATATAAATTTATATGATATTTTGGGCCTTTCTAAAAATGCAACACTTGAAGAAATAAAAGCCAAATACAAATCTCTCGCTCAACAACATCATCCCGATAAAGGCGGTGATCCTGATTTATTTAAAAAAATCAAACATGCTTATGAAATACTTAGTGATCCTATAAACAGAAAAAAATATGATACTACAGGATATTATGAATATGGTCCAAGCATTCGAACTGAAGCTCTTGACAAACTCAGCCAATTATTCTTCAACTTAATACCAAATATTAATGCTGATATTGATGATTTAGTTTTAATCATGAAAAATGAAAGTAGGCGAGAAAAGGATAACGTAAACAATAACATTAATATTTGTAATGGTTACATTGAAAAATTGAATAAAATAATAAACAAAATCAAAAAGAAAAAAGATGATGGTGAAAATTTATTAAAGATGTTTGCCGAGAATCAATTAAAAATGCGATTGAATGAATTACAAAATTTTAAAAGGCAAATTGAAGTTCTTGATATTATAATTGAAATACTTGAAGATTATCAATATGGTGATGTATCAATTTTACTTGAAGCATTTTTAAATACTCAATCTAATCCTGAACCAACTCCTCAAAACAATTAATGGTGCCCCAACCATGACTCGAACACGGGACCTACTGATTACAAATCAGTTGCTCTACCAACTGAGCTATTAGGGCTCTTTCTTGCAATAGCATTTTTAATTTTTGCTTTAATTTTTGGTTTGCTCGTTGATTCTAACAGTTTTGTTAGTTGAGCAATGTTTAAAGGACCTAATCTTGGTTTGCCGTTTTTGGTCAACATGGGATTTTTCTTTTTAGATTTCGCAACTGCCATAATATAGTCCTTTAAGAATTTGGAGCGGTGGTCTAGATTCGCACTAGATGAGTAAGTTGGACACCTACTCTGGTTCTATACCCCGACCGCATATGTAATACTATAACATTATATAGGTTGATTGTCAATACTTATTTGTGGTATACTTCTCCAAGCAATAGGTTCTGGTTTTAGTATATCATCCGGATTACGAATATCCGAAAAAACTTCCCACAATTTTTCTTTTATTGCAAATTTGGTAAACAGTCCCGTTGACAACCCGTGCGCTTCTATCTCCCACGGTTCATCATAATAATCCATGTTTTCTGTAATTCTTTGGCCTCTCCACCGAGTACCGTATTCATTGGTTTCACCGTACACATATTGTTTAACATGAACCATCTCATGGGCTATGGTTTCCAATATATCATGCGACCCACATAGAGGATTTATTTCAATCTGAAACTCTCTAGGTTTATTACTGTCATTATAATCAATAACTCCGGCGTATCCTAAAGCATCAAGTTTTGAATCAAACTTGATTTGTATGTAAATATTTTCTAACATTTTCGCAGTCATCAACTGTTCAGCATAAAAAATAGCTGCACGTTTGACAAATGGTCGAAAACGTTTTTTATCGGGACATCCGATTATACTGAGTTGCATCTGAGGTTTCTCCTGTGAAAACCAACCAACACTTCTTAAATATTTAGGTACTATTTATTTTTCACCAGGTGAAATCTGTTCTACTGGTATACCACATTTATTTAAGAAGTCTATACCGATAATATCTCTATAGGAATTACGATAATATACCTTTTTGATACCAGCGGTATAGACTTGTTTGGCACAATGAATACAAGGAGCATGTGTCAGGAACATGGTGGAACCATCTCCAGATTCACTACTTTTGGCCAGTTTGGCGATGGCATTGGCCTCTGCATGGATCACTTCGTCCTTGGTTTTGGTGACAACTCCACCATCTTCGTGTATTTCTACCACTTCCTCACACTCATTTGTCCAACCGGCAGGCATACCATTATAACCAATCGATATAATCCTATCGTCCTTGACTATAATGGCACCAACTTGTAATCGCTTTGCGGATGATAACTTGGCAAACCTTTCTGCCACATCCATATAAGCGTCAATGAATTTTCGTTTCACAATTATTTAAATCTTGGTCCTAAGAACCATGCGACCAAACTGTAACGAATTCCTTTTGTAACCGGAGTAACTTCGTGTAATGAATAACTAGGAAAAAACAATCCTGTACCACGAGTTTTTGGTAAAGTCATTGGTTCTTCTCCGTTATACAACAATAAACTACCTCCTTCATAATCTTCTGAATTGGATAATTGTACCGAAAGGCTTAATTTTCTGGTACCATTTGCCTTGTACATCATATCAATATGTTTACCATAAAACCCTTCTTCTTCACTATCATAAGCAGTAAACTGTAAACTTTGAATTTCAGTTAAATCATAATTAAAAAATTGATTATTAATAGATGTTACAGCCCCAGCAATTCTTTCCCATATCCATCGATTCTCATTAACATCTGAACGTAACCAAGACACAGGACTAACTCTGATTTTAGCATAACTATTAAAATCTTGTTCTTCAGCTGCACCATCACCTGTAACACCATATGCTAGAGGAGAAGATTCACGTCCTGTTTTTCCTATTTCTATAATCTTATCACATTCATCTTCATTAAAAAGGCCATTCATATAAGCCCAATTTTCATTGATAACATCAGTTAAATGCCAATTAAATGAATGTGAATAATCTTTAACTCGTTCTCTACTATATTTTTCTAAAGGAGTTTTTTTCTCCACTTCAGGTGCAACAACAATAGAGGAAATATCTACTGATTTACTTTTTCTAGCTTTAGTTGCTTTAGATTCTTTATTCATTTTTTCATTCCCAAAAATGGTCGTTTATCAAATTTCCAATCTTTGTGGACACCATTAGCATCAACATAGTGTAGAAACAGTTGTATCTGTTGGTTGCCTTCATAAGGCTCTCGCCAATGTTCAACCTCACATCCTTTATATATTGCCATATCTCCAGGTTCAAGCATAAGTTTTTTGCCTGCCATATAAATTGGCCATGGTTCTGGATCATTATCAATACAAAGTGTGGTACTATATTGACAACTTGGTCTATCTGTGTGTTTTGTTAACGTAGAACCTTTCCAATAAATTCTACCATATGTGTATGTTGGTAATAATGTTAATCCGGTTTCTTCTTGCATCAACGGTAATAATGAAACAGACAAAGCATCACAAATCATTTCACCATAAAATGGAAAACCAACAGGACTTTGTTCATCACCAAAAGCTGTAAGATTGCTTTGGGATATATTTTCCTGGTAATATTTTAAAGTTCTCGACAACAATATGGTATTTTTTAATAAATCTATAGTATCGGCACTTATTGCATTTTTAACTATTTTATAATCTTCTTTCATTTTTTATTCCTTTGATTATTTGAATTTTGGTCCTGTAATCCAGGCAACCAAACTATAGCGAATGCCTTTTGTAACCGGAGTAACCTCATGTAACGTGTAACTAGGAAAAAATATAGCTGTACCACGGTTTTTGGGGACTTCTATTGGATCTCCACCTACATGTAACAATACTTTTCCACCTTCATAATCTTCCGGTTCGGATAATTGTATTGAAATACTTAATTTTCTAATAACACCATCAATTAATGTTGGTTCTGTATCAATATGTTTATCATAAAATCCTTTTTCTTCAGAATCATAAACAGTAAATTGCAAACTTTGAATTTCTTTCAAATCATAATTAAAATATTTGTTGTTTGTTTCTTCAATACATTGAACAATTTTTTCAAAAATCCATGTGTTTTCTTCTTTATCGGAACGAATCCAAGATACAGGACTGATACGAATTTTTGCTGTTGTTATGTGTTCACTTGAACCATCACCAGTAGAACTATAATTTAATGGAGTAGTCGAATCTCCCGATTTTGGCAAGTTAATAATTGTTTCACATTCTTCAGGACTAAACAGATTAGGGTGTGCATAAAATGAAGGATTTACAAATTGTTTTAGTGGCCAATTTGATTTTCGTTCTTGGCCGTTTTCTGTAACATTAATGTATTTTTTCAAAGGCTTTGGTATATTTAATAATTCATACTCGTCAGCGGCCACAGGTTTAAAACCACGAACATCCTGAATTACAGGTTGAATCATTGATTCATTTAACTCTCTATCTTTATAGAGATCACTTTGTTTTAATAATTGATCAAAGTCACTTTTTTGTTTCATTTTTATTCCTAAAAATTTGGTGGGCCTTGTAGGACTCGAACCTACGACCAAAGGATTATGAGTCCTCTGCTCTAACCAACTGAGCTAAAGGCCCCTTTGGTTACCAACTCCCGTCATCAAACCATATTCGTATTGTGATTGGCATCAATTCAATGATATAAGAAGTTGTTACTTCCCAAGCATCATTCTCACTACCTCTACTAAAACCAATCCGCCAATGAAATGGATTTAATTTTAGTATGATGTTACATCCAGAATATCTCAACCAATTCATTTTAAAATTTCCGCCATAGGTTCAGGAATGTTAAATTGACTACGGATGTATTTGTCCTTTAACATATCTGGAATAATCGTATGTGGTTCTTCCAACATAAACGGACAAGGACCTCCCCATTTATTATGGGTCAAAAACGATTTAAATATTTCTAAATCTTTTTTACTCTTTGGATCAAAAGCTCTTTTTTGATTTTGTACTAATTGGTAGTTTGTAAGAATTGTCATTTTAAATACTCCATACTATCTTTTTTCATATAATGAACCACCTGATTTTTCTTAGAATCAGGTGGTTCTCTAACAACGGGAATAAATTTCTCGCCATCAATTTCCTCAAGAGGCCAATGGGAGTAAGTATAGAAGATATCCGTACCATTTCTAGCACGAACTTTTTTGAGAATTGATTTCACTTTTTTCATAATATGTACCATTATAACACAGAATAGGGGGTCTGTCAAGATCCCCCTATATGTTTACCGACTTTTTGGATAATTCAACTGTTCCCATTCCTCATCGGTTACGGGCCACCAGTTCATTATACACTCTTTTCTTTAATGGCAATCTTTTTAATGGTATCTTGAGCCTGCACAAGATTTTCTAACCATACACGCAACATACCATTCATCATTTCGGCTTGGCCAATTTCAATCTTGTCAGCCAATGTAAATGAACGTGTAAAGTTACGGTTAGCGATTCCTTTAAAGAGGAAATTTTCTTCTTCTTTAAGTTCATCTTCTTTTGCAGAGCCTTTGATGACCAATTTATTACCTTCAAGAGTTACTTCAATATCAGATTTGGCGAAACCAGCAACTGCCATTTCAATGACATACTTGTTTTTGCTTACTTGTTTGATATTGTATGGAGGATACGATGGTACATTCTTAGTTACATTTTTGGTAACTTCTTCGATGTCTTTGAAGAATTTATCGTAACCAACTGTGAATGGATCCAGCGTTTTGTGAAAGTCAAATAGACTTGGTAATAGACTTGTAGTCATGTTTATATGCTCCTTAATTTAAGCGAGTTAATCAAAATTATAGGCCCCTAAGGCACCTACATCCATATTTATAACACATTTCACTTTAAATGGCAATACTTTTGGTATTAAAAATTATCTTTTTTAACTTTATTACCAATGTTATATTTTGGTATTAATTGCCACTCATTCTTTTCTTTGTGTGAAAGAATTTTAATTTGTGATAGGAATATTGGTTCTGGTGTTTGTGTGGATTTTTTATCTACCAAAGTTATTAGTCCCCAATCTTCCAATAAATTAGCAATTGCGTTTCTGCGAGAAAGGTCATTCTCACTAATATCGGTTGGTTTGCCATCTAAAGCAAACAATTCTTTAAAATGCACAATGTAATATCTACCTTGCTTGTGTAAAATGTGGCAAGATTGGTATAGTATTTTTTCTTTTTTGGAAGCGACACCAATACGGGTGAGTGTTTCTCTAACTTTTAGAAAATCATCTTGTTGATTCAAAGTCACTTCAACCAAATCTGTAATATTAATCATTACTTAACTCCGCCTTTATCTGTTTTTCTTTTTATTTCAGCGATTTGTTCATCAGTAAGAAGTCGTAAAGCCTCTTTGGCTTTCTCGTTGGAATAACCAAAATATATCTTTACGCATTCTATATTCTTGTCGACCTCTGATTTCTGCCACGGTTGGAATTTCCGTTTCATAGGTCTTATGGTATTTAGAAGATATTGATATTGAAGGTCTTTTTCTAGACTTGGGTGCTTGTTGAGTTCATTGACATATAAAACACAGTCCATGTGATAGGACAAGGCTCGGTTGATGATATATGGGTTGTAATCTTTATAATCCAACTCATCACGAAATACACTTTTTTTCTTCTCCAGTATAGATGGTATAATTTCTTTAAATAAATCTGGCATCTTAATACCCCGATACCGTATACTTCATCATTTCTGTCAATGTGTCATCATCAACTTTTTGAATAGGAGTAACTGATTCTTGTTCGATGTCAATCAAAACCATATCACGACCATCTTTGGTGTAATAGTTTCTTGTTTTGAATGTTTTTGGATCAACTTTAAATAACCATCCAGCATACTTATAATTATGGCGAGCAGCCGGCACGGTGACAAAATATAATTCATCCACACCACGGCATTTGCGTAATTGATTTGGTTTAATTGTGATTGCTTTTTCTTTGATAAAAGGCACTTGTGTTTTCACTTCAATTGTTTTGCCATCACCCATCAAATCTTTTTTACTATCGAAATGATTGAGTGCTTGTTCAACAACAACACCTTTTTTGGACAAATAGTTACTGACATATTTCTCTCCCATACGGCCAAGAATATCCATCATCTGTGAACGATCCATGATTTCTCCTATTTAAAAGAACAATCAACCATGATTTCTGTTAAACAGGCTATCATATTGATTTCATGGTCGGCCACAAAGGCGGATTGATATTGGTACTTGGCGAGAATGAGAACTAGTTGTGGTACCGAATCTGGTGTTAATTCTTCATACAAAGAATCATACAGTTTTCGATACACTTTGATTGGATCATTATCCAGATTGTTGGTGACCCACTTACGAGCGGCTGAGAAATCTTTTTCTTTGAGAGCTTTGATTAAAGCTTCGAGTTGAATATCAGCAACATTAGAAAGGATACCAGAATCAATGGCACCAGAAACCGAGTATCGCTGCAACTCGTTAAGAATTCTTCGATTGTCAGGAAAGTGTTTCGTGATGACGGCGGCAACAACGTCTTTGGAGTATTTGATTCCTTCTTGTGAAAGGATGTTTTCAACCCGTTTAAAAAATTGTGACGCCAGTTTTGGTTTAGAACCGTTGATTTTAAAATCGATAACAGAACAACGGGAATGGATTGGATCAATGATACGATTTTTGAAATTGCATGTGAAGATGAATGAGCAGTTTGATGCAAATTCTTCAATGGCTCCCCGTAGAGCAGGTTGAGTTGAATTAGGATTGAGATAATCAGCCTCATCAATGATGACAACTTTTCTGCCACCCATGAGCGACATTGAAGAAGCATAGTTCTTGATTTTGTTACGTAGGACATCAATGCCAGACTCATCAGAACCATTGATGATAATGTAATCGCAACCAATCTCATTACACAATGCTTTAGCAACTGTTGTTTTTCCAACACCTGCCGTACCAGATAAAAGAAGATTTGGTATTTCTTTTCTCTTAACGTACTCCTGAAAAGTTTCCTTGATCGCATCCGGAAGAATACAATCTTCAATTTTTTTTGGTCGATACTTCTCGACCCATAATAAATGTTCCATTCAAAACTCCCATAATATAATATACAACAACTACAATTATTTTAATTCACCTTGAAGCATACCAACAACTTCAATAAAGCTCATATCAACCACTACATTTCCTGTCGTGGTGTTAATAACAGTAAATTCACCTTCTTCAGTTTTTGAAACAAACACCACCACAACAAAATTAGGATTGACGGCAATTGATTCTTTCGTGTGTGCATCTGTAAAGTTTAATAACATTTTATTCTCCAAATTTAGAATACTTGGCTTCAGTTGCAACAAAATACTGAATGTCTTGATTCTTATTTTTAAACAAAGAAAGTCCTTTGGATGAAATTTCCACATCATAAGAACCGGGGATCATTTTTAGATTTTCAGTTAAGAAAACCATTTTAAATTTTTGGCCATTGCCAGCCGCAACTTGAATTGTATTGGTATCGGCTGATGAATCTTTCACATCACAACTGGATAAGTTAATATCACCGCCATCGGATTCTACAACTAAGTTGGGTGACTGTAATACATTTGTAATTTTCATGATAGAATCGAAATCATCTTTTGAGAGAGTAAAGGTGATATCAACTGAAGGTAGTGTCAATTCTTTATCAGGTGGAATCAAAATGCTTTCTTTTTCTGTTTTGCGATACTTGGTTTTATTACGACCAAAGTTAAAGATAATATTAATATCATCAAAATCAATATCTGTATCTTTACCAATTGAATGAATCGTCAAAAACTTATTCAAATCATACACACAAAAATCTTGTGGGAAAGAATCTTTTAATGTGGCTTCAGCCAAAACATTTTTTCCTGTGGAAATTGTTTTGATTTTATTACCAGCTTTAAATTGAATGCCGGAATTTAATTTGGCAAAGTTTTGTAATACTGTTAGTGTTTCACTTGATAACTTCATTGTTTTCTCCATTATAAAAATTACTGCTTCGAATATATTGTATCATGTTCATACAGAAACATCAAGCAGCACATTGCGTGTGCCAAGTGATGTTTACCAGATTCAGGATCATTAATTTCTCCTTCTTTCCAAGCCCACAGATGCCTTTGCATTGCATCAAAATACCTACGCTTGGAATCTGGTACATACTTCCAATTATCTGGTTCATATTTCTCTGCACCAAACGTAAGTATTTCAACTGTTGCTTTTAGTGCTGCTGGCGGTAATAATCCATATTGTAATTTACCGCCATCAAATTTTCGGCCACCTGTGGTTGCATTTTGTGAGGTTTTTACTTCATCAGCAATCTTGTAACCAAAAGGACCATTCACATCACTCATTACATTTCTCCAACAAAATTAGCCACAGCAGGCATATCTCCTTGGAAATGATACGTGCCAATGTGTGAGGTTTTCATCCAAGGACATAAATGAATCGTACCGCCAATCTTACGCCACATTTGGCAGAACATATAATCTTCTGACAAGTAACGATCAGAACCACCACCAACGATACTATCTTTGGTATCAATAACTGTATCAAAGAAAGCATGAATGTATCGTGTACCATCAAAGTGTGCTTGGCCAACATGGTCTGGTTTGTAACGAATCATTGGATATGCTTCTTCCATTTTTCTAAACACATCACGTTTAATCATCATAAAACCTGTGCCGATCTCCAACACTTCTAATGGTTCTGTAACGCTAAATTGTGCTGTGCCTTTTACTGGATTAAAAACATAATCACCAGTAACCTTTTCTAATGTTTGTGCATCAATATCTGGATTCTTTGCTACAGCAGTTTTGACTGATTTCCATTTGATTGCTTTTTTGGGATAAGGACCACCAGAAACATCTTTGTCCATGGCCAATAAGGCAATTACATCTTGTGGATTAAAGTGTATATCAGAATCAATAAACAACATATGTGTACAATCTGAACGATGGATATATTCATCCACCAAATAATTTCGTGCACGAGTGATTAGTGATTCATTGAAAAGAAATGAAAATTTCACTTGCACTCCGTATTGCATGCAAAGGCCTTGCAAATCTAAACAAGCTTTCATGTACAGACCGTGATTCATACCACCATACATTGGCGTGGCCACGAACAGGCTTTTCTTTTGTAATTCTTCTTTTTTAATTGAAATTTCCATTTGTTCTCCGAAAATAAAAAAAGGGAGTATCGTTAATAACGAACTCCCCCATAAGCGATAGCTTAGTTAAAACTGTAACCAGCTGATAGTGCTGCACGAACCAAAGCTTTTGTTGGACGACCCATGCGGTAAGCACGAACTGCGGTACCATCGGAACGGCGAACTGTGTTGGTGTAAATGCAGTGACCTTCTTGACGTAACTCATCGATACGAGCCGATACGTTTTGAATACCAAAACGAGCACGAGCTTGTGCTGTGGTCAAAGTGTTGTAGCCTTCAGATTTACTCAAGTAATTGAGAATCTTTTGCTTAGCGGATAATTGCTTTTTCATAATAAAACTCCATAGTAAGTTAATAAAATAACCTTGCGTATTGCAAGTTCTCACATCATAACATTATATATGTGTGTCTGTCAAGTATAATGGTGGTATACTTGTTTATCTGCCAACTTGTGGCAAATACTTGGCCTTGGTTTCTTCCCAAGATAAATCAATTAAATCGTCATAGAAAAGTGTTTCATATGAAACATTGTTTTTCTTTTGTAGTTGCCGAATACGACCTTTGGCATACTTTGTTTTCCAAATATCACTCAATGCCTTTTCACTGGTATCAAATGACTTTACCAGTTTATCTTCTGTAATCTCTTTGCGGAGAAATTCATTGGTGTTATTATAAAGAGGACTAAAATAGATGCCTCTTTGATGTTCGGTACGAATCAGTTCTTTTGGTATTTGTAACTTAGAATAAGCAAAATTTAATGAACGATTTTTGTGGTCACGCTTGAGTGGTAATCCTTGTGTGTTCTTGGCTTCCCACCATTCAAAATATTTACGAGTATGATTTTCTTTAATCCAATCAAATACAATTCTTTTGGTTGCTCTTGATGGTTCAAAGGCAACTGAACCTGATGAGAACCCCATTGGATTCCAATGTTCAAGTCCATCATACTGTGATAATCCACCGGCTTTTGTTTTACCATACAATGATGTTGTGGTAACTCCAGCAAGAACATCACCATACTGTCGCTTCCAATCTTTCTGAACTGTGTCGGATAAACACATCAATGCCAATAATTTACCACCCATGTAATTAAAACCAAGTGGTTGTAACGGAACAATGGTGGATCCAATCGCAGTATGGTTAATCATGTGTTGATGTGTTTTAACATCTCTCGACCATCCGATTGCATTATCTCTTGGAGTCAAGTCCAGGAAGTCTGAGGAGATACAGATAACACCAAGGTATTTCTTGGTGACTTCATCGGTCAAAACATAAAATAGGTTACGACCAATATTAGAATTGTTTTTCATCGTAGAGGAGAATGTACGAATGGCATTCCATCGTTCCGCTTCAGGTCCGTTTGATAGAACCATAATTGGTTGTAACTTCTCATAATCATCCGGATCTTTTGGTGTCCAGAAATTGGCTTTAACTTCGTTAATCATATCTCTTTGGCTAGGATCAACCATTTGCATTTCTTGACCCCACAAAGTGGAAACTTCGTGTTGTGGATATCGTTCTTTTACTTCACACCATTTTTGATATAAAGTATATTCACGCACATCCATCTGAGAAGCATATGTTAAGTCCTCAATCAGGACTTTTTTCATTACATCTTCATCAATGTGTTCAAATTTATTAGCAGGATTTTTTTCTTGCCAAGCTTGCCATTGTTCTTCTACATATTCAATAGGAGTTGCCATTATTTCAATTTCATTTTTTTAATTAGTTTACTTCTTTTTTGTAAACCAGATTGCAATGCCATTGGTTTAGTTTTACTAGTATACACTATTCCATTCATATGGTCAAGCTCATGTTGGAAACAACGAGCAGATATGCCAGAAAAAGTGGCACCTTTCCATTCTCCATTAAAATCTTGGTAACGAACTCCTATTTCTGCCGGTCGAGTAATTCTTAAACCTAATAGTGGAAAAGAAAGGCAACCTTCAATCATATGGTTTTCTTCTTTTGATATATTGATGATTTCGGGATTAAAGAATGCCACATAATCATCATTGGTACCCATTACAAAAACTCTATACTTAAATCCGCATTGGTTGGCAGACAACCCATAACCACGATAATATTTACAACTTTCTACCAAAGTGGAAGCAAACAAACTAGGATTAACCGGTGGATTACTGAAATCGAATTCAGGCATAACTTCAGTTAAAATTGGATCGGTTTCAGGTACCAATTTAAAAATATTAATTTGTTTTTTTGGTTCAGAAACTTTTACCGCATCTTCGGTGTTAAACGTAATTATATCACTC